TGGTGTTGATAGTAAGGGTTTCCCTATACTTAAAAACATATACAAAAACTAAGATTGTGATACTATATTTATTAGAAGGTGTCGCCCGAACCTTTCCGTAAGGAAAACGGGGGCTGTATAAATAAAAAAATATAGGTGTCGCCAAGAACCTTTCGCAAGATAAACGAGGGCTGTAGAAGGAGACAATGATGGACGAAGAAGTCATCGAACAAGAGCAAATTAACAATGAGGTAGAACAACCTGTTGAAACCACAGAGGAACAGATTGAGGAGACACCTGAAGAGGTAGTCGAACCAGAGACACCAGTGGAAGAACCAGTTGCCGAATATACTGAAGAAGAACGACCACCTTCCAGAAGAGAATCTTTAAGGATTCAGAAACTGATAGAGAAGATGCGTGAATCCAAACCAGCAGAATCTAAACCCCAATTTAACGGACTAGACTATCGGACTGCACTAGATGCTGACCAAGAAGTAGTTGAAAAGTTAGAACAGGATAGAATCAATTACGGTAATCAGGGTTATCAACAAGGTCTTGAACAAGCCAAAGCAATCCAATTTAATACTAGATTGGAAATAGATGCCCCTAAAGTTCTAGCTAAACATCCAGAATTAGACCCAGAGAATAAAGAGAAGTTCGACGCTAATCTCGCAGATGCAATTAATACGATGTATCTTAGTACGACAGGTTATGACAATGCTACAGGCAGAGTGGTTAACCCAGATATACGATACTCAGATTATGCAGAAAGCATCTTTGAACTAGCAAATAGAATTGCTGGTCAAAAAGTCGATACATCTGTACGAAATGTTGCCAAACAAGCCGCTGCAACAGGACTACGACCAGATGGAAGTTCATCAAAGAAACTAGACCTCAACAAACCAGTTGAACGAATGACCAATGAAGAACTAGAGGCTTACGGTAAACAACTTGGATTAAATACGATTAAACGATATTAACTTATTTAATCTAATAATATAAACAAAGGAAAATAACAATTATGGCTGCTCCAACAACCGCTTCAAATGTTACGAAATCCATTGCTCAGACAGCTCAGTATATACAAGAAGTCTGGACACGAGAAATCGCTCAACCATTTGATAAAAAACTTCAAATCGCTAAATTAGTACAAGACCGCTCAGGTCTAGTTGCTGGTGGCGGAGATATACTTCGTGTACCTTTCGTCGCTGCTGTAGATGCTCGTGCAAAAAGTGCTTCAACGCAACTTACGTTCGACTCTCCAGATGGAACTGCAATATCATTCAACATTGACAAGCACTACTATGTAGGTGTCCTTATTGAAGACATTGCTAAAGTTCAATCTAACTACGACTTAAAGGCTGCTTTCTTCGAGAGAATGACTGAAAGCCTAGCTCGCCAAATCGACGCTGACTTAATGGGACTTTATGCCTCAGTAGGTTCAACAGTCGCTGGTGGTGCTGCTGTCGATGATGCTGACATGATTGCCCTAGTTACTGCTTTTGACGCTACATACACACCAACAACTGGTGGTGGTATTCGTGGTGTTATCGGTAATAACACAAAGGCAGACTTGCTTGGTGTTAACAAATATACTGCATACGACCAAACTGGTAAAATCGGCAAAGCTGTCGATGGTACTGATGGTCTAGTAGGCTCAGTTTACGGAATGGACCTTTACCACTCGAACACTGTCGTTGTCGACACTACGGGTCGTAACCTATTCTTCCACAAACTTGCTCTTTCTAAAGCTGTACAACAGGCTCCAAAGATGGAAACAGAATACTCAGTCCGAGACCTAGGTTGGTTGACTGCTCTTCATACTATCTACGGTGTCGGTGTTGAACGTGCTGGTAGCTTCATCGCTCTAACACGAACAAGTGCTGCTTAGTAGTAGACTACGGATTGGGGAACCCGTCTAAAAGTTCCCTACCAGAGAAAAGCAATTAAGTCCGAGTATCGGTATAAAAAAGAAACGAGAAATATCATGCCTTCAAGGAATGAATTAGTCACACGGGCAAATGCTGTCGGCATCGTCGTAGCAAACTACCCAAATGACTCAAAATTAGAACAAAAGGTTCTCTTCGCAGAGAAGAATGCAACTGCTCAAACAGGTGTCATTTCAACTACTACATTAACAAGTAACGCTACTGCTGCTACTGATGGTGACGTTGTCACTGTTGCTGGTCGCACATACACAGCTAAAACTGCTCTAACAGAAGCTAAAGCAACTGGTACTTATACCAATGCTTCTACTGCTGTTGCTGGAACTACGATAACAATCGATGGTATTACATATACCTACTTCGATGCTATCTCTAGTACCCTAGAACAACCATACGCTGTACTTGTTGGTGCTAACCCAACCGCTTCTCTAGCTAACCTTGCGTTGGCGATTGATGCTGGTGCTACTGCTGGAACTAACTATGGTCTAGGAACTGTTGCTCATCCACGAGTAAGTTCTGTATCTTCTGATGCTACAACTTGTGTCGTTGCTTACGATAAAGTTGGTGTCATTGGTAACGCTGCTCTTACAACTAGCGTATCTGCTGGTGCTTGGGGTGCATTACACCTAGAAGGTGGTGTTGACCCAGTTGCTGATGAGGTTCTCATTGGTGATACTGCCAACGGTGCTGCTTTCTTAGTAAACTTAAAAGCTGCTATCAACAATACTACTGGTGCTGGCACAGTCTACTCAAGTAACTGTGGTCCTCACGAGAAAGTAGTTGGTGCTGCTATTAACGCTACTACATTGGTTGTCACAAGTCGTGACTTCGCAATAATGAATGGCGACCTAGCTACAACTAAGACCTCTGTCACTCTATCGTGGACATCTACGGTAATGGCAAGTGGTGTAACTAAAGTTATCACTCCTAACACAACTACTCATGGTGGTTCTGCTGGTATCAGTGGTGACAAAAATCACATTTAATTTGAGTTAAGTGTACAATTAAGCCTCTTGATTTCAGGGGGCTTTTTTGATAGTCTAAATACATGAATACAATTCGACCCCTGCGTGACCTTATATTGGTTAAAGTGGACCCAGTTAAAGAGAAAACCTCTTCGGGTCTGTTTATAGTTGAGGCGTGGAAATCACTTCCACCTACAGGAACAGTCACTGCTATTGGTCCAGAAGTTAAAAGTGTGGCGGTAGGTGATAGAATCCAATTTGAGAGATATGCTTCTATTATATTAGAAGATGATGAACGACTATGTAGAGAAACTAATATCTTTGGTATCTTAAATGAGAAAGTCTAAGTTAGACCGAGGCGAACTGACTCTCAAGGATATGACTGTCCTTAATGAGAACGACTCTACTAAAGACCAGCACGAGAACACTAGATACCAACTAAGAGATTATTCACTTAAACATCATGTAGTTATGGAGCGCAGTCTAAATGACGATGCCGATAAGGATATGATATTCAAGTTAATAGTTGATGACTACGAAGTCTTACTAGATGCTGAACAAGTTGCAAGAGCAGTCCGTTGGGTTTAATATAAGAATAAGGAAAAAATAAAATGCCAAACACAAACAAACTGCCAAAAGACTTACAAGACAAACTTATTAAATGGGAACAGAACAAACCAGAGTTCCGTTCTGCTAAAATGCTGGAAGATATTGGACTTATCGTTGAAGATATGTCAAATACGCTCGCAGAGCAGTCTAAAGATGGAAAAGCGTTTTCAAAAGACCTTGGCGTGATTTTATTGGACATGAGAGCCTCTCTGAGCGCTTTCAACTCAAAAGATGAACTAGTTATCCCAGATTATGCAAAACCTGTTGTAGAGGCTCTAAACACGTTAGAAAGTGCTATTGCTAAATCTATAGGTAAAATAGACCTAAAACCTACCTTTAATCCAACTATTCAAGTCGATTCCCCAAAGGTTGATGTTTCTGTCCCCGACATTGACCTACGGGGGATTGAAAAAGTCCTTAAAAAGGATATTCCCGCTGCTTTTGACAAAGCAATCAAATCAATGCCAAAAATGGAAATGCCAGAAAATGACCTTTCGCCATTATTAGATGTCTTAACTGAAGTTTCTAACAAATTAGATTCGATTGATACAGCTACTAGAATGAAACCACAGCCAGGTAGTATGAAAGTGACGAGCGATACACTTGCTACTGAAGCCACTCTAATAGAAGTAAGAGATGCTATAAATGGCAATCCGTCTACTAACTTTGCCTTATATGGTTCAACTTCTGATGCTACCTATGATTATGTCGGCAAGCAGAGCGCAGATGGTAAGTGGTACGTTATGCGAGTCCATAAGGTTACAGGAGTTGCAACTTATGCAGTCGGTGATTCAGATATGGCTACCTCTTGGGCTGGAGTAGCAGGACTTACTTATGGCGACTGGGATACCTATAACCAAGCAACCGCCACTATTGCTGAGAGTTCAAACTCGAAACCGTTCTTAGTAGATGAAAATGGTATAGAATCCCAAATGCTAGGCGATAATTATTATCAAGGTGCGCCTATCACGATAGATGTAGCTCACCACGAAATACACTGTGGAGACTCAGTTGTCTATTCGGAAGTAACCGACTTAACTAACGGTGCAGAACGAAACATACTACTTGTAACACCGATACCTAACCCAACGACTAAACGCTATCACTTAACGATTGAAGTAGAATCAGAATCAGAAATTGACTACAAGTTTTACGAAGACACGACCACATCTAATAACGGAACAGGCGTTACATCCTATAACCGAAATCGACAAGACCCAGTTGTAGTACCAGCCAATGAGATTACGTTCACCCACACGCCAACCGTCACAGGCGTAGGCACATTACTAGAGACCGAACACTTCGGCTCAGGTAGAGGCATGGGTGGTGGAGTCCGAGGTGGCTCAGAATGGGTACTGAAGAACAACGCCAAGTATCTTATTAAGGTGAAGAATGAAACGGCTAACGCTAACCAACTAACTATAAGGTTAAATTACTATGTCCACCCAGGAGTTTAATAATAAAGGAGAAGGAATGGAAGAGATAGAAGAACGAGAGATGGAAATCAATGGCGTAAAGTTTGTCGGTACTATAGTTAAAACAACCGACGGGGTCGATGAAGAAGGGAATCCAAAAGTAAGTATAAAAGTTAATGTGCCATCAACAGCGATGTTTGGCACACCAGGAAAGGTAGAATAAGATGGCAGTAGTCACAACAGTATATCCAGCATATAAAAATAAAATGTTAATAGATGGAGGTGTCTGGACATCTGCCACTGTTAACTGTGCATTGTTTTCAGCAAGCACTTACACATCAACTGATACAACCTATACCACATCAGGTACAGAAGTAGCCAACGCAAACGGTTACACAACAGGCGGTGGTGCAGTCGGAACAAGGACTTTAAGTGCACAGACCGTAACACCTCAACTTTGTAAGATTACAGGTTCGTTTGGTGGTGGTGCAGCAGGTACAACAACTTGGACAGCTACAGGTGCTGGTTTCTCGGCAGTAGCAGCTAAGTTATACATATCAGCAGGTGTACCAATTTGTCATGTAGATTTCGGTGGAACATTAACCGCTTCGGGTGGTGGTACATTCGTTATCACTTGGGATAGTACTAACGGTGTATTCTCACTAGCATAAGGAGGTAAATCATGGCTGATGCCAAAATTAGTGCATTGACCGATATTACTACCTTAGCTGGTGGTGATAAAGTGCCAGTAGCAGACGCAAGCGACTTAACTGACACTAAAAGCGCAACGATGAATGAAGTTGTCACTTTTATCCAGACCTATGCTGTTCCAACAGCCTGCGACCAGGGTGGTATATCTACAACTGACGGTAGCACACTATTCACACAATCTATGGGTGCTGGTACTTATTACTATGTACCAAACTCAGCCCTAACTATGCCAGCCTCATCAAAGACTGGTGGTGGTATGTCAACCTCAACGACTATGCAGTGGCAGTTTATGATGCGTAAGACAGCCGCTGGAACAGCAGCGTTTAACGTCTGTATTTATAGGGGAACAAACGGAACAACAGCAGATACAAGAGATGTAACCCAGTCTATTGGAACAGCCACAGCGGCAGTAGATATAGCAACTGTCTTTGTAAATCTTAAAGTTACTGCTACAGGTGCGACAGGTTCATATACTTGGTCTATATCAGTTCAGCACAAGGCAGCCACAGCAGTAGGGTTTGGTACTACCGATGCCACACCATTCTTCTCGGGTACGGTTTCAAGCGTAGCTATGAACACAGCATCATTAAAATTCGGTATAGGTCTGATGGGAACAACAGGCACAACGGCATTGGTACTTTCAGGACTCAATGGTGCTGTAAATAATATGAGTTAGGATTTACTATGTCAATGTATATCCTACGAGAAGATGGCTCAAGCAAAATCACCAAAGAAGGTGCTGACGGCTTTATTCTTCTAGAGGGTAGTGAAGTTGCAGTAACACAGGTTGCTGCTTCTCTTACATTGACAGGTGGAACACAAGTCGCCTCAATCGGCTCTGGGGCGGTTAATGCCAGTGCCACACAAGTTTCGGCTAGTCTTACACTAACTGGTAACACTCAGGTAGTTGCCTCTACACGTATAGCCGCAGTCTCACAATTAAATACTGCTCTTACTCTTACTGGTGGAACACAAGTTGTAGCATCGGTAAGAATAGTAGCAGTCACTCAGGTAAACGGTTCACTCACACTCACAGGTGGTACGCAAACAGTAGCATCCAAGCAGAACTCTAGCGTTACGCAAGTAGCAGGTAGTTTAACCCTTACTGGTGGAACGCAAGTTGTCGCTTCTAAACAGAACTCATCCGTTA